TTAACTTTTGTTAAAAGCACAACTCCTAAAACATATAACCCAACGACAGGAGCTGTTACTGGGTCGGATACAAATGTAAGTGTTAAAGGAGTAATTTTAGACATTAATTCAAGTGAAGACGAAGGGTTGTATCAAGCAACCGACTTAAAGATTGTTATTGGAGCGAATGAATTAGGAGATTATTATCCGACTGAAGCAGATCGAGTTCAATATCCACAAGCAGGAGCGACTAGGGAGGCAAAAATTATTAGGATTCAAACAGCGAGAGGAGATAAGCCTATATTTCATACATTGATAGTGAGGCCACAATAATGGCTAGAAATGTAAAATTTTTGACAAGAGATATAAAAAAGGCCGTATCTAAAGGAGGAAAAATAGCTTCTGTACAAATAATGAGGTCTTTATCTCAAAAAGGACCATATTTTACAGGTTCATTTTCTTCTTCTTGGTACTCTTACGATCCTAAAAAGAAAAAGGTAGGAAAACCTAGACAGCAAGTAGGTTCTAGGTACTTATATAAAGATACAGACGTAAAAGGAACTATTATTCCAGTTAGGTTAAATAAAATGTTGAATGAAATGACTTTATACACGATAGAAAACACATCAGACTATGCAGCACAAGCACTAGATTTTCAAGCGTATATAAAAAACCCTCCTTTTCCTAAGCCAGGCCCAGACTACAGAAAAGGATTTTTTATAGAGGGACAAAGAGGTAATCCTGGTGAGGAAAAGGGAAGTCCTAGAGGAGCAGTAAGACCGTTGAGTACAGGAGGCGACCATACGAGTAGTGCTCCACTTGATTGGTGGACAACGTATGCAAGTTCTGAAATGCAAAAGGACTCAAAAATAGGTTTTAGAGCAGGAATTAAGCTAGTAAGTAAGAATCCAACCGTAAAGCTATGAACTATCAAAAAATAAGGGCAGCAGTAGAGAATCCTTTGCTAACAGCCTATGGAGCGTTAAGTCCTGCTGTTCCTGTTTTCTTCGACAACATCACTGCTGCACCAGCAAATAGCACAACTGAATACGTCAGAGTAAATATTACATTTGGCTTAACAACCGATCCAACATTAGGTTCAAGTGTTGATAACGCTAGAGGAGCGATTGTGATTCGTTGTTTTAGTAAAAAAGGTGAAGGGCCAGCAAGAAATCAAACACTACTTACAACTGCTGTTGATGTATTAGAGACACTAAATAATGGAACAAAAGGGACAACAGGTGCATATTTAAAGACTGGTTCAGTTGAAGGTCCGACCTTTTCATCAACAGAAGCACCCCCTATGTTTATGGGAAGAATAGAAACTTCATACGTTGCCACGGTTTTGAGCTAATCTATAGGTAAATTTCTAAAGCAGCCTCATGGCCGTTACATGTTTATCTGGCACATCAGGTGCTCTCTATTACAAACCTGCTGGAACTAAAGGAACCTTTGGTACTGGTGATGTCACTATCGGGACAGAAACAATTGTAATAGAAACCTATTTAAATTTAAAAGTAGGTGATCCCGTCAAGTTTGAAGTCATAAATTCTCAAACAGGAGGATCAGGCACAGGTACACTTCCTGCTGGATTATCCGCAGGCACAACTTATTACGTCATTCTTTACACTGCTAATTCTGGAGCGTTACAAGTTTCAGCGACTTCTGGTGGTTCTGCTGTCAACTTAACTGATGTTGGTAC